CATCACCACGAATTGCAACACCTGTATATGTTCCGTCTGAACCACTTGATCCACCATCTGTAATTTTTACATGTTCAATTGCACCACCAGTTGTAGAGAAATCTGAACTCTCTGTGGATACATGCATAAAGTCAGTTGATAAAAAGTTTGCTTGTTCAGAAGCACTTAATGAATACATGTATTTCCACTTATAACTATCACCTGTACTGAATACACTTGTTGATTTATTACCTGATGGTTCTACTGTTGAAGCAGCTCCACCATTATTATCAATACATTTATATACATCATATGTACTATTCATTACATAAAAAGTTGCGTCATATAAAGAAGTTGCACCACTATCAGCAGTTATCGTTGCGCCAGCACTATTGATATCTCCGTAGTCGTGTCTATAATAATCATAAACTGTACCTGTTGCCCAGTTTCTTCTAGGAATTGCTAATGATACGTCTGAATCAGCAATCTTTTTTGCTGACAAGAAATCATCATATGCATAATATTCAACCTGCCCCACATCATCTACAGGTGTAGGTGGTGAAGCGTCTGTTCCATCATTAAATGCTTGATCGTTTGCGAATGCTTGAGGTCTACCTATTGCAAGATAGTATTTGTCAGCAGTCTCGCCAAAACTTTCTTTGAATTGTTCGGCGTTGTGTACTCTAAAATCTTTTGTTATAATCGCTGGCATGTTGTCTCCTGAAACTATTTATACGATATACCTATCATCTTGTTGTTTTTATTTGAGCAGGTATAGCATATCTTGTACCTACTTTAGTTGCAAAGTCTCCTAATTGATTTGCTGCACCATCAAGTGTTGTACTACCTGTACCTGTTAGTTTAATATTATTTATTCGTGTTATTCCAATAGCATCTGAGTCCATAGTATCACTCGCAGGTTCTCGTCTCATCTCACCACCATCTTCCATCAATAAAGTATCACCTGCATTTGTAGAAGAACCGTCTGTACCATCTAACATTAATCTATCTGGCACATGATTAAATGCACTAAAGATAAATCTACCTATTGTATCCATTCTTGCACCTGCATAGATAAACCCTTGATTTATATTAGTTGATCTGAAACTTGTTTCTCTATCATCAGATGTATTAATAGTAATGTCTTGACTTAATGTAACATCTCTAGTGTTAGCAGTAAATGAAGCGTCTCTCTCAATACCCAAAGCAGGACTTGCTCTCAATGATGTACCATCAGTTGTTGTACCTAATCGTCTGCCTACTTTCTCACCAAAGATAACTCTGAATGCTTCGATAATCTCATCTTGTTCAATACCTTGAGTTATTAGTCTACCTGATCTTAACTTGGCGTCAAGTCTTGTAATAATACTAACTTCACCTGCAAGGTAGAAACCTGCTGGGTGTACAGACGATTTGAGATATTCTCTCCAGTCTGCAATTGCCTCACCTACTTTTACAACGTATGAATAATCTTGATAGTATAAACTATCTTGTATCTTTTTTGTATTCTCTGATATATGTCCTCTAACACCTACAAACTCGCCCTCAGTTTCTATTACTGTTCCTGATGTTGATGATACTACGGCCTGATCTGCATTTCTAACACGAGCAGTTACACTTGATGTACTACCTGTAATTGTAACTTTGTCATCAAAGGTACCTACGACATCAGTAAGAACTAATATGTTTGTTTGAACATTAAAACTTTCTACTATACCTGATACAGTATCACTTGTCTCTAGTTGTAATCTGCTTTCAGCAGAACCATCATGTGTTACAATTATTATATCTTCATCTCTATCATCTTCATATATTGTATGTACTAATCTATTGTTGCCCTCATTATCCTCTGTGATAATACCATCTTTTTCAAAACCATCAAATACAGCGTCTTCATTATTTTCTTCAAAGGCAATACTATCGCCATCCTCTGTAAGTATGTCACCTTCTTCACCATCTAATCTTAAAATAGATTGTCTAAAGTCTTCTAGTAGTATTGGATAATCTAAAGGTTCAAAACTTTCTAATGTAACATTATCTTCAGCAGTTGCCGTTACAGTTTCTCCTATAGTAAAAGAACCTGATAAGGTATCAATCTGCATATGTAGTTTAGGATTTAAGACAGGAGATTCCTCGTATCTATATCCTTGATCTAATATTTTAAAACCTAATAAATTACCTACACTAGTTGAAACAGGAAATACAGTTGCACTTGATCCGGCACTTGATGTAACAGATACAGTTGGTAATGTTAAGTACCCACCACCCTCATTTGTAATTTTAATTTTTGTAATATCATTTGTGTTACTATTAGTTTGTGCTTCCATAACTAACTGGTCAGTTGAACTATCTTCTAATATTATTAAACCATCTTCTACTCTATCTTGTTCTAAAAGAAAACCACCATTGACTACAGCAACCTCACCTGCAAGTCCTGTACCATCAGTAGGATTAGTAACACTCAATGCGTCACCTACAGCGTAACCTGAACCGCCACTTTCAACTAAAATACTTTCTATCTTACCATAACTTACTGAGTCAACTTGAGCACTTAAACCAGTACCGCCTTTTTGTTGACTAACAGGAACTTGTTCGTTTATTGTATAGTATCTACCACCAGATGTTACCGTTAAGTCGTCTGCAATACTTTCAATATTACATGTGATTGTAACATCAGCGTCATCATTCGCTGTACCTGTGAATGTAGAAAAAGTTTGTTGTAATATTTTATTGCCATCTTCATCTATGATATCATCACCGTCAGTTTCATCTATTATTGCATGACCCAAACTATTTTGAAAAGTACCTGTGATACTTGCCTTGTTTAGTATTAAGGTTGCAACGTCTCTTTGTATACCACCTAAACTTACGGCATTAACAGTTACACTTTCTACAACAGCACTTGCAAGATTAACAACTGTGTTACCTGCAATGTTTGCTTGTGTAATTGTTTGACCTGTAAGTTTAGTCATATCACCATTTGATGGTGATAAAAGAGTTGCTTTAATTACATTTTGTGTTTGAAAGTTACCGTCACTAACTCTTAACAAGTCAACAGTAGGATAATATAATTCTGGCGTTTCATTAAACAACGCACGGAAAAATATTTCATGACCTTTTTTTGTACCTTTTCTTTTATACAAAGATAAAATATTTTTTGTTAGTTGTCTTTTGTCAAGACCACTTGTTAAGTCATTTGGTATTGTTTGTAGAAATGTATTTCTGAATTGTAAAAAGAAATCATCTAGTGTATCGTTCACATCAGCATACTCAAGGATTTGTGATATAGTTTCGTTAGGGTTTGCCCTATACTTACCAATCACACCTTGAGCACCTGACGTGCCACCTGTAACTGTCTCTCCTGTTACAAACTTTGTATTAGCAGATATATATAATTCTAAATTATCTGTATCTTCAGCAAGTATGGTTGCTGTCTGACCTGATGTTTGACCTGTAATAGTTTCGCCTTTTGAAAACTCGCCAATAGTTTCTTCTTCATCTATAATATAATCGTTTGCATTACTACCACTATCGTCTGTTCCATCTAATGCAAGAAAAGATTCTGTTTCTGTTTCTAAAAGTATTTGATCACTCGCTGTTACACTTGATAGTGTAATCTGTGCTGAGTCCATAAATTTATAATATTGTTTTATGAACTCTACTAAGAGAGGATCGTTTGCTTGTATATGTTCGGGAAACTGCCTACTTACTAAAGTGTTTATTTTCTTGTCAAACTTGGCCATAGTTTAACTTGCATAACTTGTGGTTGTTGTATAACCAATACCTGAAGTTGTATCATATGTATCTACTTCAACACTCACAGTTGTATTAGTTTCATCTATTTCTAAAATCTGATTTCTTACAGGTTTAACATCTAATGAACTAGGTATGATTGTTAATCTTACTGCCGTTGATGTTGCACCATCTACATTTGAAACCTCTGTTATGAATAGAGAGTTTAATGTAATAGTGCCGTTTGTGTAATCTATTGTACCTAGAGAATTATTTGTGTATGTTCTTGTTTGTCCTACAAGATAATAAAGTCTTATATTACCAGCACCATCTTCATCTAAAAAGTATTCGTTAGTTGTATCACCATTAATTTTAAAACCTGATGATGTTAGAATACCACCACCAGTTGCGTTGTGTCCTGAATGAGGATTGTAAAATGCATTACTATACTTAATTGTATAAGTTGTTGCGCCACTTGTTGTGGCAGTAAATGATTTATGTAACTTAACTGTAGTAATGTTTGATAGAATAGAAGTATCTACTTTATTAATAGTTTCAATAAATTTAGAATGTCTAAATACATTTTCAAACTGTGTCAAGTTATCTTGATTAAATTTTGTTATGGCAGCAGTTAGTAATGACTTAATACTGTTCTCTGTTTTTGTAGTTGACTTTGCGTCATACTTAACACTTACATTTAATTGTATTGATGTTGTTTCTGGATCTTGTATGATTGGTGTTATGCTTGCTACGTTAAAATCTTTTAATTGTGTTATGATGTCTGTTTTAGTTGCCTCAGTTAACGTTGCACCTGCGACAGGATTAATTGAAATATATACACGACCATAAGATGGTGTGTCATTATCTTCTCCTCCCCATACAGAAACAGATTTTGCATTAGTGTAAATTTGTTTTACTTTACTTGCATAATCATTTGTTGTAACTGTTCTATTTTGTGAAGCGTATTGCCTTGGTGCATTGAAACGAATACTATCTGGTGTTTCTGGTTGAGCACCGTTAGCAGAATTAGTTGCTGTTGTTATTGTGACATTTGAAAAACCGCCTATACTACCTGATAAAGAAAAAGAACTTGCACCATTACTTTCTTCAGCATTTGTTACAATATAAGATAAGGTAACTATATTACCTGTTGATAAGGCAGCGCCAAGTACACCATCACCAAACTTAACTTCGTATTGCGAATCCTCTGCACCTTCAAGATAATAAATTTTAGATGATGATATTACATCTGCTAAGTCACTTGCAAGTGTATATGTATTTGTTGTACTATCGCTTGAACTATTTTGTACTGTAACTTTTAGTGTGGTTGTATCAGCTAAATTATTTTTAATTAAAAATCTTTGATCAGCGTTTGTGGTATCAACGGTGTATTTGTTATTGATAAGTGTACCTTCGTAAATAGGTAAATTAGAAAAAGTGTAAACACCATCATTAGGTGTAATAGTTGTTTCATCTTTAACAAGATAATTATATGATACACCATTTACACTAGTAGAGAATGTTGTGCCACGAGTTGCGGTTAATGTTGAACCTGTTGCATTGTTAACTGTTACATTTAAATAAGCGATAGGTGCCGTAGCACTTCTTGGTGTATACCCAACATGTTTAGCGTGTGAGACAATACTGTTTCTTAAATCAGCACTATCTAAAAACATTTCGTTTGCAAGAACATTACCATACACAGCATTATAATGTGTGTTGTAAGCAAGTAAATCTATAAGTGTACTAATAGTTGAACCATCAAAGTCATAGTCAGTAAATTGATCTTGTTGTCTTAAAAAAGTTTTTAGATTACCTTTGATGGTATCGAAATCTAACTCTGTTACATTTAATCTTTTAGGCATTATCTGCTTCTTTCTAACATTACATCTAACTCAACTAACTCACCTGGTATATTAACTATTCTGAAACCTATTGATATCTCATAAGAGTTTGTGTCGAAGTTAGGTCTCACATCAATAGCAGTTAGTCTAGCACGTGGTTCAAAGTTTTCTATTGTTTCTTGTATTAATCTTGATAACGAATTTGCTGTTATTGGATCTATTGGTTCAAAAAGTAAACCTGTAATACCTGATCCTATCTCAGGATGAAAAGGTCTCTCATAATGATTTGTAAGAATAAGATTTCTTACAGATTGCTTAACTGCTTCAATGTCTGTTTTGACAATAACATCTTTAGTTGCTGCGTTTCTTTCAAATGATAACGCAAGGTCTTTATATACTCTAGATGACCTAGAACTTGAATTTGTTCTAGAAGCGTCTGTATATCCTGATTGAAGTATTGCCATGTAAACTATTTATATAGTTAACCAGCAAAAACATTAGAAGAACCTGAGGCTGATGAATTAGGCACCCAAGATCCATGACCACCTGTTGCGTCTCCTTCTCTATGTACACCTATACCGTTTACGAATACGGTAGTCGATCCACCAGTTGCAGGATCACCACATGATGTCGTGTCACCTATACGAACAGTTTTAGCACCATTTGTATTCACATTAGGTGAACCACTTGCATATGCTGTTTGATGAAAAGGATTAGGAGTAGGACTTGCATGTCCCACATGACTATCTAATCCTACTCTAGTTACAGCAGGCACTATCTACCTTGCCCTACACTTCTTTTGTGTTGTCTTCTCTTATTTTTATTCTTAGGTCTTGATCTAGAACTATCACCTATAGATGTTCGTTTCTTAGGACCTCTAGAATATGATACTATGTTGATACCTTTTGCCATTACTCATGTTCGCAAGAAGCACAACCACATGAACCACAAGAACTACCATTTGAACAATGACAGCCGTGTCCACAATTTTTACATGTACCCATTACTTTTCCTTTTTCTTAGTAGTCTTCTTTTTCTTTTTGACTACCTTTTTCTTAGTTGTTTTCTTTTTTGTAGTCTCTTTGGGTGGTAATACATTCTCACTTTTACCCCAACCAGACCATAATTTACTAAAAAATCCCATAAAATCTCCTTTTTCACATGCGACAATCTGACGCACTATAGTTAAATCATTGATATATAACACTTTTAATTTAATATTATGTGTATTATTACCTTGACTTTCTACTATTTATAGTGTATTGTATAAGAGTATTTAAAAGAAAGGATACATTATGAAACTTGAATTTAACAACGTACCTGATATCTTAGACTTTATTAAGAATCCTGAAAACAAAGACGCTTTGTTTTTATTAGAATGTGCAATCAATGACGCTAAGAATGCCAAGAAGGCTGACTTCAAAGTTGGCGATCATGTAATCTTTGGTCGTAAGACTGGTCGTAAAAGACCTGGTGTGATTGTATCAATTACCGGTCCTAAACGTGCCGTTGTAAAAGACACTAACCTTGGTGGTAAGTGGCGTGTACCGTATTCATTGATGGAGGCTGCGTAATGATAATTAAAGTTGGCGATACTATTGAAGTTAGAAGAGGTTCGTCTTTCAGAATGAGAGACGCTAAGATTGATAACATACAAGTTCCTATGACGGAAGATTATGAGGTATCAGTAATGCAAGTTGATATTAAAAAACATCCTGTAGGTACAATCACTTATGAGGATGTAACATTTGATAATGCCGAAGGCAATATGCATTGGGCAAGATTTAATCAAATACAATGTTAGAAAAAATTTTAAAGTGTAAAATTAAATATGATAAACTTGCATTGAGAGAACCAAGAACTGGTCAGCAAGTTTATGACCGTATCGTTTGGGAAAGACTAAGGTCAATCCTAATTAAACGATACGGCCGATTTGATTAACCTCTCACTTCTTCC